AATAACAACTAATGCGTTTATTTTGTTTTTCTTTTTTTTTGGCATAAGAGGAACTCTTTGTTTAGATATATATACCTCCTAACTATAAAAATAAATCGCTAAATTTATAATCAGGCAATGGGTAAAACAAAACCCTACCTTTTTTAAAACTCTTTTAAGTTGGTACTGATAGTCATCTATTATTAGAACAAACAATAGCTAGAAATTAATTAAACTTTTAATAAAAATACATCTTTGAGTTGCTCTATATAAGGTTGACGCAACTTTATGAACAAAGCATAGAAAATCTTTAAGCCTTGCAACTGTATTAACTTTGATTTTATTGAATAATTTTTATTTAATCCTTAGACCATTTAACTATTAATGGCTTATTATCAGCGTTAGAAAGCTGTAATTTTTGAGCATTATCATTATATTTTGGCAATAACTTTGATGCTTTCCATCTATTTAAATTAGTTATTTCTTTCAATAGATTAGTAATAGCTAGATCACCTTTGCCATTAGCCTTAAATTCATCAACTGTTTTATTTAAAATATCAATGTTATTACTTAAAAGGTAGTCAATGCCGTCTTCCTTTGCTTCTTCATATAATTGTCTAATCTTTGGTTTTTTTCTCATTAACTTTCTTAAACCTTCATAAGACAGATTTTTATCATCTAGGACAGATTTAACAGACTTTCCCAAAGCCAGTTGTTCAAATACATCTTCTAGTGTCTTATTATCAAATTTAATTTTGTTCATATTATTTTATATTTAAGTATTGACAAGCTATTGACAATATAATAATAGTTTTGTTATGTTTAATTTATACACAAAAAACAACTAAAAAGGAAGGGCAATTATGCAATTACAAACAAATCAAAACAATATCAATAATGATATAGATCAAGTTGAAGCTGAGAAAGTGAGAGCCTTACAATCTCATTTAAACTTAAATAATGACGAAGTTAATGAAATTACCCTTGAAGATGGTGAATTATACCATATCAATGGCAATGAATACAAAGTATTGACTGACGAAGAAGCTGACGAACAAGCCAAAGAATACATTGAAGAAACTGTATGGGCTTTTAATCCTTCTTTTTTATCATCTCATGCCAAAGATGGAATTAATGAAGATGTATTCAAAGCCTTATCTGAGAAGTGTGAAAGTTCTAATGAAGCTGTTAAATCATTAATAAAAGATTTTGATCATTTTGTAGATGATGCAATTCTTTCAGATGGTAGAGGTCATTTTATGTCTTCTTATGATGGTCAGGAACATGAAATTAAAATTAAAAACAACTGGTATTATATTTATAGAATTAATTAAACTATTGACAAATAAATTGAATAAGTATAATCTGTCAATAACTAACAAAGGAAGGTGAAACAATGATAAAAAACAAATATGCTACTATTAAAGACTTAGTACCAGGTAAAAATTTTGACTTCTTTAATAACTTTGAAGATCAAGTTTTTAAAACAAAGACAATTTGCATTAACGATGTTGGGCATGATTGGTATGATTGTTTAAGTGATGATGAACAAAGCTATGTTCAACAGTTACCAAAATATTCACACCTTGAATATGATGAAGTAATCAAACAATACGATCAAGATTCACTACCAAACATTATTAAAAGACAAAATGCTCAAGGTTGGAAGTGTAATAGTAAAGGAAACATAATAGGAATTATAGAAGGGTAATTATGAAAATAGAAGACTTAAAAATCAAAGTAAAGCCTAGATATAATTATGGCTATAAAGTAGGCGTAACTGTTCATATTAATGGTAAAAAGTTTCCATTAGAAAGAAATCATGTTTATGCTCATAACAAAGACAATCAAGCTATTATTACAGCTATGATTGATGGCAATTATCATAATGATGATGAACTTGTAGCAAGTACATTAAAAAAAGAGATGAAAGAAAGAGGTCTAATATAATGAGAAAACAATTTAAAATAGTTGACTGGATGAACAATAGAATATTTCCTGACAAGGCTTTTAGTAGCTTTGAGCATGGATGGGAATATATCTATAGCAAGTTTGATAATGAAGAAGATCATCAGGAATATTTTGTAGTTGATATAAACCAAAAAGAAAGAGGTCAGATATGAAAGATTTTTTATTTAAAGCATTTGTATTTTTATTTATGACTTCAAGCCTTGTTGGTTTGATGTTATTAGTTTTACATACATGGGCAACTCAAGGCGGTCTGTAATGAATAAAGATTTTAAATGTGATGAGTGTAAAAATTCAGATAGTGAAAATATTTTAGAAGATAATCATGTTTTATATTATTTATGTGATGATTGCTATGAAGGTCGTATGAAAGAAAGTGAGGAATAATGAAAACTTATGTAATAGACTTTGTTGAAGAAGTTACATCACAAGTTAAAATACAAGCTAAAAATTTAAAAGAAGCTGAAAAAATTGTGAGTAGCGGTGATTTTATGGGTGATGAAGTAATTGAAAGAGATCACTTTCAAATAACAGGAAGCTATGAGGAAGGTGAAAAATAATGACAACAAAAAAAAGTTGGTGGAAACTAACAATAGAAGATTATCCAAACTATAAACCAAATGATATTGATCTTGAGCATATAGCTGAAATGATTAAGCAAGGTTATGATCAAGGGGAATTAATACAAGAAGATGAAAGTGAGGAATAATGGCTATAGACTTTGACGCATTAGACTTAGTAAGGACAGAAAACAAAGACAGATTGTATCAAAAAAAGAAAAAAGCATTAGAGCAACTAAAAGAATTATTAAAAAATTATAGCTCTGATACCTTAATTGATATGATTATGAAAGAAAGTGAGAACAATAAGAAGTGATTGAAGCATGGATAATAATTGAGGTAGTTTTAATAACTTATTATTTAATAACAAACTAAGAGGTAAATATGAAAGTATGGAACATTAGAGTAACTGACAGAAATGGTTTTGATAGCTATTCTTTTTTTCAAGAAGATGAACCTACCAACCAACAATTAGAAACTATTAGAAAGATATATCAAAACTCAGGTAGATATATTCCTGAAGATATAGAGGATATTGATGTTGAAATAAAAGGTAGTTTTGACAATCAAAATATTCCAACCTACGACCAGTTAATAGATCATTTGAAAGATAAATATAGAATTACATAATGATAATTAGAGGTCATCCAATACATAGAAAGAAAGTAAGAATGATTTTAATTTTAATAACAATAATATTACTTGCAACCTTGTTGATTATTTTATAATGCTGTCAATAGATGGAAAGGATAAAAGGTTATTTAGAATACAAATTAGACCTAGAACTATGCGGTGTTAATACCTTTGAAAAAGATGATAAAATTAGAGAAAGATACGAACAATATCTCAAAGATAAACAGCAAGATATTAAAACTAATTCCAAAAAAGATAATAACAAAAAGAGATAGTGTAAATTATGCTAGAACGCTTTGGAATATAAAGAAAGGAAGGAAACAATGAGACCAATGATACACTTTGATGATGTTACTGTAACACCAGTTGATAGAACAACATCAAGATATAACAATAAAAAGAAAAAACATATTAATCTTAAAAAACCAATAATAAAAAAAGGTAAAACACTTCAGATAGGTGATTGTTATGATTTGTTTGATCTTGTTAGAAAGTTAGATCATCACATAGATATGATTGACAGTTATGAAGATTATATTGATGTGAGCTTTAAATTAAAAGCTACCTATTAATTAAAAGAGGATTGGGGGTTTAGAAAGAAAGGTGAAGAAACCCCCATATCCTGAATACCTAGATATTGTATGTTAACTTATTTAACATACTTCATCTTGAGTTTGTTAGCAATATATATTTCATTAGAAGTTGATTTAGATTTTTTCTTAATTTCTGATGCAATATTTATTTCATATCTATTATCTTTTTCAACTTCAGCCCAATACTCACCCACTATCTTATCAATAACTTTTTCAGGTGTATTCTTGTTTTTAAGAAAGCTAATAAGGTCTATCAGGGGGGGGTTTTTAGCCTGATTATTTCTATTTCGTTCTATAGCTCTTTTATAATTAAAATTAGAAGACTTTCTAATTTTGCTTAATTCATACTGTATAGTTTTTATTGGTACATATTTAGTCATATTACTAACTAGTTATATATTTATATTATATCTTTATTAAGGTACATTTATTACACCACCGATTTGCATCCATTACACCACCGACAGACCCCTTGTTAATAAGATGTTAACTATTTATAACCTTTATCCCCTTCTTATTCACAAAGTTATCCCTCAATTTTTGGTTGTATCTATTCTTCTGTTTCTGTGCCATAACCTTACGCAATCTTAAATTGTCTTGCAATATAGATTGAAAATTAATATCGCCTCTAAAATAATATTTGTTGCTTTTATTCTGGCCTCTATTAACCCATGTAATATAGCCAAATAGTTGTAGTCTGTCCAAAGCCCTCAGAACTGTCCTATTGTCCTTTATTTTAAGTTTTCGTTTTAGATAGGCATAGGAAGGTGTGCATCCTTTAGGTGCGTTCTCAAGCCTTCTCAGAAGCATATAGAGGCATTTCTCAGTAGATGTTAGCACCTCATTATCTAATAATGAATGCTCTACTTTTAAGAATGGTTCTAAACTAGGTTTCATTTATAAATTCTGTAATAGGTTTAAGGCTTTCAATGGGTACAGCCCAAACATGAGGTCTATCTTGATTAAAGTCTGTCCACTTGCCATATTTCCGACAATCTTTTGCCTGTATGTAGCCATAGAAATAAAAGGTTGGGCAATCATCACCAACATAGAAGTAATAATCTTCAGGTTTATGTCCTTGTCTTATAATAAGTGATTTGCTAGGCTTTGAATATAACTGTGATCTAACTTGTACTGGTTTATTATCTATGATTAAATCCTTACCATGAAAATTATTAACTGAATGAGTAAAATACGATTTCATTTTTTTAGCCAATGCCATTTCGCAAAGCGTACCTGATACACTTTTCCCCCACTTTTGATAGCGGTCAAACTTAGCACCATGACCCCATTGAATATTTTGTCTAAGACTTTCCACCTCTCTTACAACCCCAGTTGAAGCACCTGATAATATTTCTTCCCAATTTAAATCCACCTTTTCAACACTCATTTATATTAGATATATTATTTTAAAAATAAATCAAATAAAACTATTGACTTAATTGTAAATAAT